AGTTGCCAACGTGGGTGCGACACCCTTGAGTAAATTGAGTAGGTCATTCATTTATTTCTCCAACAGATTTCTGCTTGCTTTTTATAGTAATCAGCCCGTTTGTCATGCTCACGCACAAACCAAGACGCACCAATTACCACCACTACTATAAATATGGTGACAACAACCATAACAGCGAGTTCCCATATTAGTATCCCCATCTCCATTCCCTGTCATATTCCACTAACCATGTTAAAGACCAAACAGAAACGCAAACATAAACAACTGCAATGGATATTGCTATGTATATATGTACTTTCTCTTTTATCCTTCTACGCTTCTCTTGTCTTCTAAGGTATTCTTGTCTCTCAGCCGCTTGTTGTAGTTTTGTTATTGCTTTGGCTTCTTCAATCAGTTTGTCACGCTCTGCTTGAATCTCTACCCACAAGTCAGGCATACCCAACTCGTATCTAACCATGTGTTCTAAGTCTTTGTAATACTGCCTGATCTGCCTAACGTGCATTACGTTATCAATCGCTTGCATGGTTACATTCTTAACCTTGCCTTGCTTTGCTAACTCCTTAGTCTCTTCTTGCTTCTTTTGGTAATCTTCTTCTAGTTGGCTTTGACCATGAAAGAATTTCGAGAGTAACCCACCGACCTCACCAGCAATACCTGCAACCTCACCGCCAGTCTTCTTGATGTCTTGATAGGCTTGAACTGCCGTCTTGATTCCTTCATAGGCAAGTTTGCATCCAGTAAAGATGGTGATTGGATCAATGGTTTACTCCTATTGCTGTGGAGCAACATCCCAATTTATAGAGGCTGGTGCTTGTTGTTGTTGAGGATGTTGTTCTTGCGCTCCATGAAAAAACGCATCAGTTGTTTTAAGGTAATCATTATCAATAATTCCTGACTTGTTCAACATATCTGCTATCTTTGCAGATGCCGCACCAGCAAACTTTGGATTGTCTTGCGCCTTAGCAATCATTGATAAAGTATCCATATTTTGTTTACTTGTCAAAGAACGAGCAATCATTTTTGGAGTTAGATAAAGAACACCTGCCGATAAAGCAGAATTAGTTAAATCCAACTTATCTTTAACTTCATCTGGAAGCACAAAATATGCTCCAACTCCAATTGCGCCAGTTTCCGCAACACCCAAAGCGGCAGATACACCTTTTGTTCGCAATGCTGAACTTCCTTGGAAAGATTCAGTTCCAAACTGTGCGGCTTTTGCCAATTCTTCAATTGTTTTACGCTGGTCTGGTTTGCTAAACAAAAAGTTAAATGATTCTCTAAATGTAGGATTACTAAGGTTTTCACCAAATTTAGCAATCGCTTCAGGAGAATTAAATGCATTTTTCAGATAACCATACATCAATTCTTCTGATAAACCTTTGCTTGCTTCTTTAGGAAGATACTTTTGAGCCTGAACAATAGCCCCAAATGTTTCTCTCATGCGCTCTGGTCTATCAAAGTTAAAAAGGTACTCGCCAACAGCAGATGGCTCAGACTTTAGAGCAGAAGCAACTGTTCCACTATAAAAACCTTGCATAGCATCGCCATATCCCTTTTGTGCATTGAAATAATCACGCAACAATTGATTGTTTGAGGTTGTGGCTTTGGTTTTTCCAAGACCTGCAATTAAAGTATCTACGTCTTGTGCATAGTTCAACTTCTGACCAGTTCGCAAGCCAGCAGGTGAAATAACGCCACCAGTAAATCCTAATTTTTGTGCTAAAGCCTTATCTTCTGCATTGCCAAAAGTTGTAACCATGACGTTATCCATTTGTTGACGGATAGCATCTGCTTGTAGGTTGTACTCTCGTTGTAGGGCGGTAGTTGGTACGCCTTCTTTTTGTGCTTCTCTTGCGCCAGCCAATAAATCACTACGCAAATCATGGGCGGTGCTTAAAGGCACATCATCAGCCTGATTAACAATATCTTCTAATGCTCGTCTACGCTCTGCGCCAGCACCAGCAAAGTTTCGTTTAGCAAGTTTGTCTAATTCAGCCTTTGCATTGTCTTTTAATGGACGCATATTTACAAACATACCATTGCCTTCTTGCTCCAATTGCTGATAAATAGGACGATATTTATCCTTCATAGCAATTTCAGCAGATTTAATAGCAGACTGGAATCTATCGCCAACTGCCATTTGTGTCGGATCACCTTGTTTTAAAGCCATTTGGAACGCATCAGATGTATCCAATGTATTCAATACATCAGTAGCACCTTGCTCAATTGCTTTTTTAACACCAGCCTGTTGTTTAGCAAATGCTTCTGCGCCAGAAGAATATTTCAATGCACCTTCAATTGCTTGTGTTCCAAGATTACCAGTCAATTGACCTTTTGTTAAGGTTGCTCCACGAGCAGATAACCATTCTTGAGCCGCTTTTCTAGCCTGTTCTTCAGGAGAAAAAGCGTTCATAAGACCGCCCATTTGTACGCCAGCCTTGCTTAAAGCATCCTTGCCAATTTGAATTGTTTGACCAGCAAGTTTGAAAGTAAGATTTCCACCAACATCAAAAGCCGCATTTTCTAAAACATTAGAAAGAAGTTTTGCTCCAGTTTCTCCGCTAAATATGTCTTGTCCAGTTAATGCTTGTTCACCAAGAGTTCCTGCGGCAGTTCCTGCTGTGCTTCCCATCAAAGATGGAATAAATGGTCTTGTAAAAGCAGGTGCTTTACCTGCAATTTGAGTCATCATCTGAATTGGACGTAATTCAGGCGCAATAAGTGGCAATAGACCACCAATCAATCCACCAGCAGAAGGTAAATTACTTGCCTGTTCAAGTGGTAATGGTGATAAAGCACCAGCCAACGACATACGAGTTCTATTTAATTCACGCTCTTTTGCCGCTAGTTCTTCCCTAGTTGGCCCTTGAGTCATTGATGGCGGTTCATCCCAGTTAATTCCTGCCATAATATTTCCTTAAAGACCTAATTCAGTTTGAAGAGATTTTGCTTTTGCTCGTTCAGCATCACTAATTTTGCCAGACTTATACTTTTGAACAAGATCATTGTATTCTTGTACTTTTACATAATTTTGGCCTTCAGCAATGTTTGGATTAAATGAAGTTCTATCTTTTTCAGGTAACTTAGCCATTTGCTCATAAGTAACCTTTTTAGACATTGCTTCATTTCTAATTTCGTTAATTAAACGAGCAATAGTTGGGGCTTCTTGAGCCATATTTGGTTTGCTTTTAAGCAGTTGCTCAAGTTCTTTGTTGGATTGACTGCCTGGGAATACTTTGGCAATTTGTTGTACAAGTCTTGAAGAAATTGCATTAGCAAATTCAGTATCGCTTGCACGACTACTAATTGGAACTCCAAAAGCCGCAAGCCCTTTAGACAAAGAAAGTTTTGCATCAGCACCAGCACCCGTAAATCCTGTTGGAATAACTGCCTCAAACTTATCAAGTTGGCTAAGAGTTGGAGTAAGTGCTGTATATGCTTGACCAGCAGTAGCCCAATTTTTAGCGGCTTCTTCTCTATCTTTAACTAAGAATACTTTTTCAAGTGCGCTACCAAGATCGAGATGAGTAGCGGATGCACCAGCCTTGGCAATACCTGCCTTATGAGCAAATACACCTTTTTCCATTGCCTGAATCTGATCTTGTGTGTAATCTTTAAGGAATGGTTTTACTTCATATCCTAATGCCCTTGCTTGAACAGCATAGTCAGCAGGAGTAGCAATATTTCTAGCGGCTATAAAGTCAGCAAATGCTTTGTCATTAGAAGCGATACCTTTTGCAAGATTTTCAGGCGTTCCTCCATCGACAAGTGCTTGAACACGAGCATTTAGTAAATCACGTTTTGATCCAATTTCACCAGTTTCAGCCATTGCTTTATTGGCTTGAGCATATTTTTGCGATGCTTCTGCATTTTTAGCAGTTGCCTCACGAGCCAAAATAGCAAGTTTGTTTGCTCCTTCTGGATCAAATTGACTAAGTTCTCTAGCACCTTGCATGATGGAATTAACATCATTTTGGTCAACATTTTTTAACACAGCATTACGTTTGCTTAATAATTGCAACATAGGGTCTTGACCGCCTAATACTCCAGCCAATTGACGACCGCCATAGATAAGACCAGTACGTGCCGCAGAGAAAGGATCAAGTTGACCCAGTTCTGCTGATTGCGCTAATGCTTGTTGATTTTGTTGTTGTTGGTACATCTCAGGAGTAATACCAAACAAACCGCCTACCATTGAATCTGCCATTTGGTTACTCCTTAAAACTGTTGCATTGCTGGATCATAGAATCCACTATTAAAGGTGCTACCTGATCCACCAACATTAGTAGATGGATTAAATCCAAATGCTTTTGGATTGGTTGCAAAACCTTGAAGAATATTAGCAGTTGGGTTATATGCGTTAGACATAAATTGATATGGGGAAGCCGCTTGTTGACCAGCAGTAATAAATCTTCCTGAGTTTGCCCCATAAGCCGCCGCTTGACCACCTAATCCAGCACCCAATGTTAATGGTGCTTGTGCCGTTGTTTCTAAAGACTGTCCAACATTAAATCCTGTACTAAATGGTGTAAATCCACCAGTTAATCCTTGACCATACTGAGATGTTAAGTTTCCAGCGTTGCTAAACAATCCACCATAGAAGTTAGTAGCATTGCGACCTTCTTGAGTAGCCTGTGAAGCCAAAGTCAAGTCTTGTAATGCTCTAGCATTAGCCAAAGCAGATTGCTCTGGATTAGCAGATAACAAACCACCACCTTGAGCCACAGATAATCCTGTGCGTCCAGAGTTTGATAGTTGGTTTGCCAACAAAGCAGATTCACGTTCACGACTAGGCGCAAGCAAAGCCTGTTGTTTTTGTAACCAATCAGCCGCTTGTTGTTCAGGACTTGCCTTTAAACCAAGACCTGCTTGACTATATAAGTTTTGTGCTCCACCCAATAAAGGACTAAATAATCCTTGGGCTTGTTCTGCATATCCAAGGTTTTGACTATTTAGTGCATCAATCCTTGCTTGCATTGCTTGCAATTCAGGAGAAGCCATGTAACCTGCGCCAACAAGATTGCCATTAGCATCAGTTTGAAAGTTGCTTGAACCATATCGGCTTGTAATACCAACTGGACGGAATCTAGCCGCATCAGCCGCTATTTTTGCCGCAGTAATATTACCTTGTGCGGTAGTATCAGCCGCATTTTGAGCAGACTGACCTTGAAGATAGCCTCCTAATAAACTAGCACCAGCAACATACATTGGCATATCAATTCCCCTTAATCAAAACTTCATCTACTTTTGACGGGTCTTTCTCGTCAGTAGCATGAACACAATACCAAACCACATCGGTGATGGCTTTTACGCCATGATTCTCACCAGCCTTAATATCAATACAAGCAGGGGCTTCAACAATTTGAATGTCACCTTCTTTAACAACTACAACCTTACCTTTAGCAATGATTCCAAAGTGAGAGTAGTTATGTTTGTGCTGGATAAGCATCTGCCCCGCCTCAATGTGCGTTTCCTTGGCATAGAGTCCATCACTAAAGTGGTGCGTAATCATGCTGTGCGCTCCTGTTCGTGTGGACATTTACCATACCAACCAATTGCTTGATTGCAATTATGGCAAAGAACACGATAAGTAGACGGAAAGTTAGACTTAACAATTTGTCTTGCTATTTGATTTGTTGACATTGTTTCCCTTTCTTTCCTTCCGCCACCATTTACATGGTCTATTGCTAAAAATTCAAACTTTTTTTCACCACAACAAGAACATTTACCACCATAACCTTCAAACGCTTTTTGTCTAAGTTCACGATGTTGTTCGCTTCTTCTTCCCTTTGTTGTGTCCAATTTTCTGTAATCTTGTAAATACTTTTGTCGGCAGTCTTTGCATCTAATCGCATCTGATCTTGTTGCTAAAAACTGAGTTCCACAAAATTTACAAGAAATCTCTTTCACGCAGTTCTCTTCCAACAGTAGACAACGACATAAGGCATCAAATTAGCACCAGTTGCACTAGAACCTGTCGATGAAATTGTTGTTCCAACAGTAATGCCAGTTGTAGCAGTACCTGTATTTGATGTTCCACCAGAAGCAGAACCACCACCAGTATTTGCAGGATTGGTATATGAAGCAACACCGCCTGTATGCGAGTGACCTGCATCAGTAACAGTAGAGGTAGCCGTGTGAGTATGGCTTACAACGATTGCATCTTTAGAACCACCAGTATTTCCTACTGTACTGAATGTTGCATCACCACTATCCAAGCCAACCATGACCTTACCTGCACCAAATGCCACCCAAGTGCCAAAACCAATTAAGGTTGCAGGATTAGTGCTTGAAGTAGCATTTGAATAAATAGAGCCAACAGGATATAAAGCCTGTAAAACAGCCTGTACAAACGCAGTAGTCGCTAACTTAGTAGAACTATCTGAGGAACTCTGAGTTGTTGCAATTGTTCCAGTAGGCAATGTTGGTGTACCAGTAAAGGTAGGGCCAGACAAATCAGCCTTAGTTGCAATGGCAGTAGCAATACTGTTAAATTCAGTATCAATCTCAGTACCCTTAACAATCTTTAAGGAGTTGCCAGAAGAAAGACTATCCTTGCTGGCGAAATTGGTTGCTTTTGTGTAGTCAGCGCACATGATTAGTCCCCTTGTTTCATGTAAGCAACAATCATTTCAAGTTCTTCAACTGTTGCATAAGATTTAATTCTGTTGGCTTTCCAAGAGATAATTTGTACATTATCAGTTGTATAACCCTTTGTTGAGTCTATTCTGTCAATACTTGGACTATTTTCTCTAAATCCAGAATCTCCAAATGTCAATTCAATTCCAAATATAGGACATTTACCATCAATAGGATAAATAGACTTTATGTCTTCAACTGTTATTTCATGCTCTCTATTTTTAGTTTTTGCTCTTTGCTTAGAGGCATTTATTAACATTTTCAAACGATATTCAAAATCTTTCCGTCTTTTTGCTTGATATTTTCTTCCGTAATCAAGGCTTACTTCATAGTTTTCTGTTCTACGCTTTGTTTGGTAGTCTTTATCGCAACTTCTGCATCTATATTGCAATCCATCACTAGCACTAGCATTTTTAGAAAAATCAGACAAAAACTTTTCTGTCTTGCATAGATTGCAAATCTTTGTTTGAGTTTTTAATGCAACCACTGTCATTACAGTTCCTTAATAAATTTTGCCTTCTTTGGCAAATATCTCAATCTTTTGGATGCTCAAAGGGTAAACATTTATGTCTGCCTCATAACCAGTTTGGACAACTTTTCCTGAACCAGTTGGGTAAACACTTAATGTCTGTAAAACTACGCCACCAGTGTATTCTGCAACCACAGTAGCATTTGCTCCATACTCGGCTATACCATAATATGAAGCACTTTGACTAGGAATTTTAGCAGACTGTGAGTAATAATTACCAGTAAAGTCGTATCCCCATTTGAACGTCACATACTGATTACTACCACCAATCACCACAGTTCTAAGTTTCTTCAAAATAGTCGTAGCAGAGGGCGTACCAAGATCAGTATGGTTCGTAAAATATTGAAAACGATATGAGGAGGTATCATCGTTATAACCAGAATAGGTAGCAAGGTAGCCCCCTTTACCGATGTACAAAGTACCATCTTGTTTGGTTAACAAGAACTTAGGTTCAATAGAGTCCCAAGTTGTTACCCTTGCCGCACCATCTTGCAAAGTACCCTTCATATCAAAGCAGTAAACTGACTTCAATACTGGCAAAGTCAACAAGTAAAAGGCTTCTTTACTGTTGTATACAGACTTAATAGTAGCCAAAGACTCACTGCCAATGGCTGTAATCAAATCATTACGGACATTTTTAGACAAGTCACGCAAGGGCATAGACTTTTCTTGAATAGTCCTCAAAGCACTACGCACCCCTGTGGATGACAAGAAAATTAAATCAGTACCCGTATAAGCCAAGGAATCCCTAGCCACACAGCCAATACCTGTAATAACATCCTGTAATGACATGGTTGACGGGGTTGTTGCTCCTTGATAAACAAGAATATTGTTCTTACCAAAGATGAACAAAAATCCATTGTGTGCGCCCAAAGCGACAATTACATCGCCACCTTTAGGCCAAACAGTAGTGGTATCTAGCGTTCCCGCAGTTCCTGTATTCCACTTGTTTGCCAACTTGGTATCGCACCATTGCACAGTTAACTTGTCTGATGAGACATCTGCTGTCCAAAGCCTTCCATAGGCACTCAGAGCCGTGTTAGCCAACTGAGCAGTACCTGCATAACCAGTTAACTCGCTAACCCGTCTAAAGGTAGTTGTAGACAATGCAGGGTCAAATACCAAAGGGTCATGTGCTGATTGGAACAAATAGAGTGCGCCAGCCAAAGAAACCATTTGCCAATTGCTTGCAGTAATAGTCGGGGCAGTACCTCCCCCACCATAGGTCAAAGTAACAATGGTTGACCCACTCAATTTATAGAGTTTGTTGTTGCCAGCCATGATGGTGTATGACGTAGCGTCAGATGTCACCACCTCACCAATGGAAGTTATGTCATTGGTAGACAAGTCTGTATTGACAGCAGAATTAACTTTTGTCCAACCTTTTCTAGCCCCAATGCGACCATATTGGTCAATTACGCAATTATTAGCAATAAGTGCAAAGCCACTAGCCAAATCCAAAGACGAATCTTGGGTGTTTAACCCATAGAAGCCTGGGGCTGTAATCGAGTAGGCTTGTACTGCTTCAGCCATTACACCGCCTCAAACGAGTCGTTTTCAGGCGATCTAGCCAATTCCAAAGCAATCAGGTCAGACATACATGACTTGTATAACGCATAAGCCTCTGAACTACTCAATCCACCATCTTCACCACGCTCAACCAATGCTCTAGCAAATGCACCTAAAACAATAGGTTCTTTTGCCAACAAAGTGGTTGATGTATCAGTTGTAAAGTCTGCTTCAGGAACGATCAGGCTGAAACGGATGCTATACACAGCATCAGGAACAGGCCAGAAATTGACTTTAATATCGCCATTTGTATCTACACCCTTAATGGAGTAGTACATTGGCAAACCCTTTGTAGGGGTAGGCGTTGTGTAGTAGAAAGAATCGTAATTAGCATGAGACAAAGGTGTCAACTCATAAAAACTGGTGGTGTTAATCACATCCATAGTCTTATAACGAACACCAGCGCCCGTAATGCTATATGGGCCAGTTGTATTAGCAATCGTACTTACAGTAATTGGGGTATTGAAAGCATCCCAATCATAGGCATCAGATACCTGACGTTTAGCATCATTGATGTACTTGCCAACAAGGGCAGAGACTGTATTTTCGGAAACAGTTGATACTTGTGGTTCACGCATACGAACCAAAACATCATTAACCAAATCTAAATAGGTAGGTAATGCCATTACTTCTTCCCTTTATTTCTCGCAGAAATCGCTTTTGCTTTTGCCTTTGCGTCAGCCTTGGAGGAAGCCCCCCATGCTTTTAGAGAAAGAAGCAGTCTTGTCGGTTCACCATTCTTGTACTCAGGGCCAGCATTACCAGCCATTCGAGCCAAGAAACTTGCTCTACGGGGATTATCCCCTGATTTAACTGGAGGTTTTAAGTCTCCACCAGTTGTCGCATTATATGATGCTCTGCCCTTGGCGTTCAACCCTCCTTTAGGGTTTTTACCTTCGGAGCGTTGCCAAGCGGGAGTTTTCATCACTTCACCTTTTTTGGTTTCTTCGCTGTTTTAGCAGATTGAATAAAGTCTTGCTTAGTTGGCGCACCCTTGCTACCAACTTTACGCATCTTTTCGCCAGAGCCAGCCTTAATCCTTGCCTGTTTAGCATGGATATTGGCATAGAGTCCTTGCTTAGTAGCCACTTTTCTTCTTCTTTGGTTTGCTCATGCCAGCCTCAGACAAGGCAATAGCAACGGCTTGCTTTTGTGACTTGACAACAGGGCCTTTCTTAGAGCCTGAGTGCAGTTTGCCAGCACCATACTCTTTCATCACTTTAGACACTTTTTTAGCGGCAGGGGACTTCATCTTCATGCTAATTCCTTAGTTAAGTTCAGTTACAGAAACAGTTGAAGTGGTAATAGTCGCATCTTTGATAAATGCGATCTTTTGACCAGGCGTGACTTTGACGATTTCCACGCAATTTTGTGGAATCATCGCTGAAGTTGTAATACTTGCTGTTG